GAATCATTTGGCGGGCGTGAGCCCTGACCACCCCAACCCGGCGATCGTGCATTACACACTGGGGACGCCAGATGTTCCAGGGCATGAAGGCGATCTCTATGCGGTGGATTGGACCCGGTTCGCGCGGGTCGTGGGGTTCACACTCCCGGCGGCGTTCCATGCGGAGATCGCGTGATGTTCCAGTTCGAGCACTGGTGGATGCCGGACGGGGAAACGCACCTCACGGGGCTGATGGGGCGGCTGAATGCCCGCGTGGATGGACGCTTGACCTACCAGTATCACAAGTATGTCGCGGCGATCCGCGCCTGCCGCCAGTATCGGACAGCGGTGGATGTCGGGGCCCATGTCGGCCTCTGGTCGTATTGGATGGCGGAACAATTTGCGGCGCTGCACGCGTTTGAACCGCGTGATGTCCATCGCGACTGTTGGCGGCTCAACATCCCGCAATCCACGGCGACGCTGTATCCATACGCCTTGGGCGCGTGTCAGGCCTCGGTCGGGCTGTGCGTGGACGTAGAGAGTTCTGGCAATACCCGCATTGCCGAGGGTGAGACCGTCGAGATGCGGACGCTCGATAGCTTCGCGCTCGATGCGGTTGACTTTATCAAGATCGACTGTGAAGGCTATGAAGTCTTCGTGCTCGAGGGCGCTCGCGAGACCTTGACCCGTTGCCGGCCTGTGGTGCTGGTGGAACAAAAGCATGGGACGTCGAAGCGTTACGGACAACACGGACGCGCCGCGTTGACACTGCTTGAGAGTTTGGGCGCGCGTGAGCAGTGGGAGTGCGGCGGGGATTTTCTGTTCGTCTTTCCGCAGGTGCATTGATCGTGGGATTCGGTGACGAAATCGTGGCTGCCGGACAGGCGCAACGCCTCTATGATGCTGATCCGTCGAGGCGTATTGCCATTGTCGACATCGACGGCAAACCGCGCTGGCACGAGATGTGGGACGGCAACCCGATCATCGCGAGCCCGCAGGATGTTGCTGCGGGTGAGCCGGTGCGGCCCATTGTGAACGGGAAATACTGCCGACCCTACATCGTGTATCCGTTCACGAAAGACACCGGCTGGACGTTCAACAAAGACTTCCACTGCCGCGACCATATCGCGCGGCTCTACTTGACTCCTGACGAGCGCGAACTCGGCGAGCGCACGCGCAAGACGTATGGGCGGTATGTGCTCATCGAGCCCTTTACCAAGCATCCCAACTTCACCTGGCCGATCGAACGGTGGACGGCACTGGTGAAGGCGTGTCCTGAGCTCACGTTCGTCCAACACATTCACGAAGGGTCGCGGCCGTTCCTGATTCCTGGCGCCAATTACGAACATGCCTCATTCAGAGGCGCCTGCGGGTTGATTGCGGAAGCCGATCTCTACGTGCGATCCGAAAGCGGTCTCTGCCATGCTGCGGCGGCACTCGGGATCAAGCAAGTCACGATCTTCGGCGGCTGCATGGATGCTGATGTGATGGGCGGGTATCCAGGTCAGATCTGTCTGGTCGATCAGGATGAGCGCACGCCCTGCGGGTCGTGGCATCCGTGCGCGCATTGCCAGGCGGCGATGGATCGGCTGACGGTCGGCGACGTGCTTGAGGCCGTGAAGACGAGTCTGCGCCCCAAGCGACGGAAGGTGGAGGCCCATGCCGCTGTCTGACGTCGTGACGCTCGAGGACGTCAAGGCGCACCTGCGCGTGACGATCGATGACGAGGACTTTGACATCGAAGCCAAGCGGCTGGCGGCCTGTGCGATCGTGACGGCGTATCTCCGTCGGCGTGACACGGACTGGAATGACGAAATGGACGCGTGGACGGTCGATACCGTGCCGCTCGACGTGAAGCATGCGGTCTTGTTGCAGGTCGGGGATCTCTACTTCCAGCGTGGAGATGATCCGCAACAGGCGCAGAAAGTGGAGCAGCGCGGGGTGTTGACGTCCGCGGTGCGGGCGGTGTTGGGGCCGTATCGGGATCCGCCACTGGCATGACGAGCTATGGATTGACGACCTGTGGAGCGTGCGCAGCGACGACTCCGGTGTTGCTGGCAGATAGCGGCTTGTCTGGATGCCGGTGGGCCGCTGACCCGTTCAAGACAAGCGGGTGGACGGAGTGCCCAGACTGTGGGAAATCCTATTGCCCGCAACATTCTACGCAGGGTGTGTGCGTATTGTGTCTCAGTGGTTCAGATCAACCGTTGGCGGCACCTCACGGCGTCTCGTTTGATCTTCAACTGACTGCCGATGAGTGCCAAGCGATCGTCAATGTGTTGGGGCATGTGGGCGGCGACCCGCGCCGAAGTCAGCGTCGATTCGCTGATGCAGTCTCAACCAAGTTACGTCGGCTCGGATTCTATTCCCAGTGCGGCAATGTCGTGAAAGGGAGGCTAGATTTTGAACATGACCGACATCTTCAGCATGTCTTCCCGCCTGGCGTCCGGTCATGATCACGCCGCCACCGCAAGCTCGGTTATGGCCGACAGTCGGCGAGCGGCAGGTGAAATTTACCCTGCAATACGCCACGCCTGTGACGGACACGATGGGCGGGCGTCGTGAGCCGACATGGACGGATTTTGGGCAGTGGTTTACGAAGGTGACGGTAGTCCCCATCGTGCCGAATGAGACCGACGCCGTCGTGCTCTATGGAGTGGAAGGCGAATTCAGGGCTGACCTGCTAAATCGCTTTCTCAGCGGCGTCGGGATTCGGCTCCGCAGGGCTGGGCAGACGTTGAAGGTGTTTCAGATCGAGAACCCGTATCTCAGGAACAGGACGCTCGTGGCGCACTGCGCGACGGCGACGAACACACAGTAAATGGCCAACGGCATCGAGCTCGAAGACGTCGGCGGGTCGTTCACCAAGTTCATTCGGCAGGCGCCGAAGGAGATGCGGCGACATATCGAAGGCCACATCGAGAAGTCCGGCGCCAAACTGGCCGCGATGATCAAGGCTCAGGTGCATGTGGGCGAGAATGCGCCGCACATCCGTGACGCCATCACGTATCGGCGTTATGGGCAGTTGGTGCTGATCGGATTGCTCGATGCGAATCAGCCGGCCGTGCCAGGCTCGGACACGACGCTGGCCGACGTCGCGATGTATGAGGAGTTCAGCCCGAACCATCATCCATACATGCGGCCGACGGCGGAACAATTCCACAACCAGTTTCTCAAGGACATGACGGAAGCGATCGAGGCGGCCGAGAAGGCCTTATCGATATGAGCGCGACGGCGGTGATCCAGACGGCGATCTATGATGTGCTGGCTGCCGATGCGGTCTTGCCGACGTTGTCGCTGACGAAGGACCCAGACACGGACGAACTGACGACGGTGACGGTGCACAACGACATTCCGGAGGGGCAGGCGTATCCGCACGTCTTGATCAGCAACGCCTGGGAACAGGACTGGCATACGTTCGGCGGGCCGGTGAGTGGGCTGGGGTGGCGGAACATCATCCGCATCTATACCTACAGTCGGTATCAGGGCGACATCGAGGCCTTGAATATTCACAGCCGGATCGTGGCGCTGCTGAACTTCCAGCCGTTGGCGGTGACGGGCTATGCCACGTCCATCGTGAAATACGACGGCCACAAGGTGTTCGTCAAATCCGTCGAGAAGATCGAGACGCGGGAACTGGTGGGTGAGTTTTACGTGTGGGTGAAGCAGTGAGCGACGTCCTGTTGAAACACCTCGACGCGCTCACGGCCACGTTAGCACTGATGCAGGGGCAGATTGCTGCTGCTCGTCATGCCGTCTCGATGCAGATGGCGGCCTCGGTGCCGACGCTGCGTCCGGTGAAGTTAGAGCGCTGTGAAGGCGTGCGGGATGACTACTGCGCGTTACTGAACGAAGACGCGCGACAGGAACGAGGGTCATTCACTGAGCCGCATGCGGCGACCTGTAGGGGATGCAACGCGAGGCTCGATCTCGCGTGAGTCAAAGTTCGGCAGGCACGGGCGGCCACCCGGGCACGACATCCAGACGTGTCAGCCTGCCGAATGTTAGCCATCTGGAAGACACGACTGGAAGGTGTCGAGGTGACGGGGAAGCATACCGATGGCCGTAGCACACTCGAAACTGTCCGTCGTGACGCTCGACAGCTCTGCCGGGACACCGACGGACATCAGCACATACTGCAACGCGCAGGAGCCGCCGCGCGAACTCGACGAGGTGGATGTCACCACGTTCGGCGCGACGAGCCGCCAATACATCTCAGGCTTTGCGAGTGGCACGGTCACGATGGGCGGGCCGTGGTCTCGTGAGCTCGATCAGTTCATGTCACCCCTCTTCGCGGTCTTCAAGGCTGGGACGATGGTATCCGCGTCCTGGACCTACGGACCCGAAGGGAACGCCAGCGGAGACGTCAAATACTCCGGGGAGCTCGTGATGCTCAGTTACTCCGGCGCGAAGGCGGCAATCGACAACGCGCAGGAATGGGAAGCCGAATTCCGAATCACCGGCGATCTGACGGTGGGGGTCTACTGACATGGCGGATCTCACAATCACTCCGGCCAACGTCCTGTGGACGGGTGGCACGAAAGTCACTGGCGTGGCTGGGGCCACGATCACGGCTGGCCAGGCACTCTATCTGGACAGCACGGTGAGCACGCTGAAGCTCGCGCAGTCCGATGGCACGGCTGCCGAAGCCGACGCAGTCGGGATTGCGCTGCATGCGGCAAGCAGCGGACAGCCGGTGACGTATGCCGGGACTGGCGCAACGCTCAACATTGGCGCGACGACTGCCAAAACCACGACGTATGTCGTCAGCGCGACCGCTGGTGGCATTGCGGCACAGGCCGACCTCGTGAGCACCAACAAGATCGTCCGTCTGGGCTATGCCACGGCCACGACGGGTGAGTTCGTGGTGGACATCAGGAACACCGGAGCGGCGGTCTAACAGGGGGCGCGCGATCTGGAACGCGCGTCGTCCTTTCTGGAGGGGACAGTGTCAGAGGCACCCTACGTCAACATCGAACTCGACGGCAAGAAGAAGCTGCGGTATCGGCACAACGACATTGCCGACATCGAGGTGTTCACGAACAAGGATTTCCGCGAACTCTTGCAGACCACGCAATTCCAAGGGATCCGCGTGTTGCTCTCGTTTGGGCTTCGGTGGCTGGATCCGAAGATGAACCTGTCCAAAGCTGGTGATCTGATCCAAGACCACTGGATCGGCCAGGGCAAGACGCTGGACGAACTGGCCGACGTGATCGAGTCAGCGCTTGTGGCGGGTGGCGTGCTCAAGCCGAAGAAGCCGAAGGTGGACGAGGCCGACGAGGGAAACGCATCCCCGGAAGTCGCGACCTAAGCGGCTTCCGGGACTACTTCACGTCGGCGCAAGAGAAGGCCTGCGAGATTGGGCTCAGGCCGTGGGAGTTCTGGCGCATGACGCCGGCGGAATTTCAGGCGATGGTTGCCGGATACGAACAGCGGCAAGAGCGTGAGTATGAGCGTGTGGCGTGGCTGGTGATGCACATGTATGCACCGCACATGCGGAAGGGTAAGAAGCCTCCGACGGTTGACAAGTTACTCGGACGGAAGCCAAAACCACAGGTCTAGATGGGAACAGTCGCCAACCTCGCCGTTCGGATCTCTGCGAACGCGAAGGACTTTGAAGACAAAGTCGCGCAGATGGGCCAGACCATGAACACGGCCCAAGGGTCATTCGGCTCCTTGGGCGCCGTCGCAGTGGGTGTCTTCTCGGCGATTGGGGCGGCTGTCGCTGCTGTCAACATCGAGCGGATCGGGGCCTGGGGCAGTCTCATTGTCGACTTTTCCAACCGGCTTGATATTTCCGCGGAAGCCGTTCAGCGGTTCAAGTTCGCGGCCGAACAGGGCGGGTCTTCGCTGCAGACAGTCGCGCGAGCGATGGAGATGATCAATCGCAATGTCGCGACGGGCGATAAGGGGTTCGTCCAAACACTCGAGCGCATGGGCGTGTCGTTCACCCAGCTCAAAAACGTTGATCCAGAACAACGGTTCATCATGCTCGCGCGGGCGCTGCAGGAAGTCGAGGATCCGGCGCTGAAGGATGCGTATGCCTTTGAGTTAATGGGCAGAGCAGGACAAGAGATCCAGCAGATCCTGCCGGAATTCATTCAGAAGCTCAGCGAAGCGCCGGTCGCAACGGAGAATGCGGCCAAGTCTGCGGATCGTCTTGGAGACGCCTGGGATCACATGACGGCGTCTGGAGAAGTCTTTCTCGGAACGTTTGGCGGCGGAATCCTGGCCGGAGTCATGGAAGGGATCGCTACGGCCATTGATGCGGCCACCGAAGGCCTCGACATGCTCGGTCGCTACTTGGCGTCAGTCACGACTGGCGCACCATCGGCGACGCAAGCCATCGGCGATGACGGGTTAGCGGCGGCGTTGAAAATTGCGGAGGACAGAGCGAAGGGATTAAACGATTCTGGTCTCAAGCCGCTTAACGTGGGCATGGCTGAACAGGCGCAACTAACGCGGGACCTTGCCGCCAAGAAACGGGACACGAACAAGGCTCACGAAGAAGCCGCACGGGCGATTGAAAGAGAAGAGGCCGCTTATCGCAAATACCTCAACGAAGTTGGCGTGAGGCTCATGGAAGCCGACAAAGCCCAGATGGACTATTACCGCCATATGGGCGAAGGCATGCTTTACATGCTACAGAACACGCCAAAGGCACTCCTGACGACCAACCTTCCGACCGAGCTCTTAATGGGACTGCCTGAACAGATCGAATCAAATCTGGCGCCTGCAGTCGAGCGTGTCGCGACGCTCTGGGATGGCCTGTGGGAACACATGCGAACCAGTGCGTCTGATACGTTCGCCTCCATGATCTTCGGCGTGACTGGATTCAAGGACGGGTTCATCTCGATCTGGCAGTCGCTCAAGCAAGGCCTGATGGACATCGTCGGAGACATTATCCACAACGTCCTAGGTGGGCTGATGAAGGGGATCGGGAGTCTGCTCTCTGGCGGCTCCTTCGGTGCTGGGTTTGGCGGGGTGCTTGGCAACATCGGGTCGATGCTTGGCCTGGGCGGCCTCGGCGGCGGAGGTGCGGCAGCTGGCGCGACTGGGGCTGGCGGCGCGGCGGCTGGTGGCGGCGGCGGTGGGCTCGGCGGCCTGTTCACGAATCCGTGGACAGCGGTGGCCGGCGGCGTGGCGGCGCTCGTGGCCGGCATCTGGAAGGGCGGATTGTTCCGCGGCGGAGAAGAGGCGCTCAAAGTCAATCCGGCTCGCGATGAATTCTTCCGCACTTTCCAGGACAAGTTTGGCCTCGACCAACAAGGCTCGCTTGCAACCGCGCTGATGGAAGCGGGCCTCGGCGGCGACATGGCCGATCGCTTGATCAAGCGTGTCTATGAAGCCGACACGATGAAAGAGTTCGAAGCCGCCACAGCAGCCGTCAACAAGGCACTGGAAGAGGGAGCGCAGAAGGCGGCGACGGATTCCGCGACGCTCGGCACGACATCGGCACAGAGCTCGATGGCGGTCACCGGCCTGGCCACGGCGATTCAGGGCCTCACAGACACGGCACTGGCGTCTGCGGCATCGGTAGCCGCGTGGGTCATGCCAGCGCAGGAGCAGAGGATTTACGACCAAGGTAGTAATACCGGCATCATGGCGAGCCAAGCGGGCGCGGTCATCCTCGACGAGAACGGCAACGTCGTGACCGGCGGGCAAGGTGACGGCACGATTGGTGGGTTATCTATTCCGTCTTCAAACTACGGTGGGGTGGTCAGTCCGCAGGACATGGGCGGAACGGTGCCGATCGTGAATCTCTACGGCGGCACCTTTATCGGCAATTCGCAAGAGTTCGAGGATGCGGTCGCTGCCGCCTACAACAGCGCGCTCGAGGGCGGTGGACAGACCTATAACAAGGCCCGAATCATCGTCGGCCAGATGGTCGGCTAGTGGCCAACTTCCTCTACATCCCCTCGAACAAACAGGTCACGCTGTTCGGGGCGGCGTCTGCCACGGTTGCCACCGACTACGACGCGAACTGGCTGCTAGATGGGAACCCTGGCCGTCCAGCCCGAGGAACCAGCGGGTCGTTTTCCTCTACGTTATCGTTCACGGCAGGCCTAATCAACACGGTCGTGATGGCGAATCACAACCTCGGCGCCGTCACGATCGGCGGCGGCTTGTCAGGCACGATCGCGGCGTCTTCGACACAATCGAGCGGGATCCCTCTGAGCACCTTTGCGTCGGTCACACCGGCCACGGTCAGCGGGTTCACGTTGGCAGGCACAACGACTGCTGCCGCGTGGGTGGTCGGTGGCGTGTATGCCGGGGAAGGCACCTCGCTCACGCTCCCGATTTATTCGAGCGACGAGATCGAATACGACGACCTGGCGCGACCGCTCGAGCTCGACTTGGCCTCGATTCCGCCCTACGACCCTGGCTTCGCACCTCGGCGGAATTGGTCTGCCACGTGGCCAGCGTTGACACAGGCCGAAGTAGACGGGTTGGTATCGGCGTTTGGAGCCCAGCGCGCGAGGACGCGGCCGACGCTCATCATCAGGGCGACGTCGACGAATGATGCGATGCTCGGGTTCATTACGCGCTTGTCACATAACGGCTCTGAGTCGCCGAACCATTACGAAGTGTCGCTGAGCTTCGAGGAAATCCCACGGATGCGGTGGACGTGAGATGGCCGACGACCACGACCCGGAATCGCTGCTCATCACGCCGGAGAACGCGCATCTCTACGATGCCGATGCGATCGGCCGTGTGGACTTCGGCGACACGCAGAAGCAGATCGCGCGCCTGAAGCAGACCAAAGAAGGGCGCGAGCGGCTCAAGCAGGTCTTTGCTCACCGGATGAAAACCCGTGGCGACTAGATATTACGCCACGTATCGCTCACCGGATTTCGTCTGGCCTGCGCCGTTGCATGGGGATTGGGATCAGACCTACAGCGGGATCCGGGTCAACAAGCCGCGGGAATGGGGGTGGCTGCTCCAAACCGTCAAGACGAACGGCGGCCAGATTCAATCGAAGAGCCTGTCGCTGCATACGTCGTTGAGCCCAACGGTTGACGTCCAGGTGTTGCGGTTCGTGACACCTCGACTTGCCGGACAGACCGTGTCAGGCACACTGGATCTCGTCTTGGCGATGAGTGTCGATGCAGGCGGGACAGGCACGGTCAAGACGCACGCCTTCGTGACGGTGGGTGATTCCAACGACGTCCGCGGGACACTCATCAGCAATAACATCTCGGCGACCTCGCCCACATCGACAGCAACCTGCCGAGCCGTCACCGGGATCGCGCTCACGAGCCAAGCCGTCACGGCTGGCGATCGGATCGTGATTGAGATCGGCTTCGATGTCACGGCCGACACCGGCAACCTCTGGCGGCTCTACGCAGGCACGACGAACAGCAGCAACGTCGCGCAGGCCGACGCGGTCAATGGCGATACCGCAGTTACGGCCAGGGCGGGTTGGTTTGAGTTCTCGGGGACGGTCACCGAAGACTCACCGGCGGCAGCTCCAGCGAATGATGCCTGCGCCGATGCCACGGTGATTACGGGCTCGTCGCCAACGTATACCGACACGGTCGACTCATCGACGTCCACGGATACATCCAAATCGGTCTGGTATGAGTGGACGGCCAACGAAACCAACACCGTCTGGTTCTCGACGATTGGGAGCACGTATAACCCGCTCGTCAGAGCATGGACTGGATCGTGTGGCAGTCTTTCTCTCGCGGCGACGTCGACGCCGGCGCAATGGATTGGCGTGGGTCAGACGGTCATGCGGCTCGACGCGACCTCGGGCACGACCTACAAGATCCAGATTTCCAACAGCACGAGCACGGGCTTCTGTGCGATCGATTCTGGTGGAATCACCACGCTGAACTTCTCGCGCTATGCCGTGCTGCAGGATGGCGACATCCTCGTGAGCGCGCAACACCTGCTGATTATCCGCGACGGCGCGATCATCAACTATTCGAGTGATCCATTCAACTCCACGCCGACTGGACTGGTGATCGATCACAGCGCGCGGCCGGTGCTGAATCAGAACGACGACACGATCGACACCACGGACCCGCGCCTGTTCATGACGACGTATGAGAGCGAGCTGATCACGCTGTTCGATCTGTCGCAACCGCTGACGCCGATCACGTCGCAGATCAACTACATCGACCTCGTGTTCGACATGGCGGATGCCGGCGAGGCCGTGCCATCGGGATCGAAGCCGTCGAGTTTGCTTGCTGACCCTGACGGCAACTTGATGATCGGGTTCTTCGGGGACGGCTACGATGGCACGTTCAATGGGATCGGCTCACAGGATAGCGTCAACATCCGCACGGTCGATCCGACGAAATACAGTTACGACCAATTCAACGAGAACGACATCCTTGCCGAATACATCGTCGATCAGGACGAAGGCGGGGCGCCGTATTTCGATCTGAACGCAGCCGCGACGATCATCTATTACACCTCCGCAGGGCGTGAGGTGAAGCGGTTCGACATCGACGGGAACGTGATGATGTCGGATCTCGTGTCGTTATCGGCTGAATCCGGCTCGCGACCTGGGCTACGCGGGATCCGCGTCATTCCGTCGGGTTCGTTCCAGGGGCAGATCCTCGTTGCGGACGGCATCAACGTCAAGCGCCTCTCGTCTTCGAGTGGCTCTGTGTTGATGACTTACACACCGAGCACGGCGCCGGAGGATTTGGATAAGGTCTTCTTAGCTGACAGTAGCGGTACTGATTTCTGGGTCTCTGACCAGCTCACCGCCACGCTATTTCGATTCAATCTCGCCTCCGGGACTGAAGAAGAGATCGTCGCGCTCGATCTTCCCACAGGGCAACTGTGCGGCTTCACGGTCTCGGGCGTGTCGTCGGCGGTGCAGATCACTGAGCCAGAGGTACACGACCCGTCGGAGGAATGCTGCCCTTGTGATTGCCCCACACCAGTAGGACCGAAGGGTAGTCCAACGACGGCGCCGCTACCGAGTCATACCGGTCAAATCCTTCCGCCTGTAGATGTAACGGACTGGACGCCGCAATGCGCGGGCGGGGGTGACGTGCCCAGCGCAGCGGATGCCACGGATCCGGAAAGTTGGGTGATGTAGTGGCCGAGCCGCTCCAGCCCTCCGTACGCTTCACGCTGATTCTAGACAATCAGACGTATCGCTTCTCGACGAAGCCGCTGGCCGATGCTGGCGCCTTCGCTGAAGGTCGCGTGGTCCGCTACGGCACGACAGTCAGGAAGATGTCGACGCCGGATGGCGATTATGACATCGCGGTCACAGACGTTGAGATCGAGGATGCCGATCGCCTGTTTCGCGGGCTCTTGGCCGATCCTGACACGCGCACGATGACATCGCGCGAAGCGTGTCTGGAGGTGCTGTCTGAGGCGGGGCGTGCCGCTGGTCTTGAGTGGCGCACGATTTCACGCGGGCGGTTAACAGACATTCAGCCCAAGCCAGGGCTGAGAGTGTTATTCAGATTTGCTGACGTCGCAGGCTCGCACTTCTCCGGGTTCGACTTGGAGAAGGAGATGGGCGTCCGCATCACCAAGCGCGAACACCCGAACGCCAAAGACGAGGCGGTCAATCGCGTCTATCCGATCATCACTGGCGAGCATTCGGACATTGGTACTGTCGACGCGAACGGCGCGGCGGCCGATAAGGGCCTGCTCCCTGTTATTGACGTCGGGGATTACCTGCTCGATGGCGATGGCAACGAATACACCGATGTTCCGTTCGCGTTCGCGACGCCTCCGCAGAACCTCCAAATCACCATCAACGGCACGCCTGGAACCGGAGAAGCGGACTACGGCGTTACCGCCGTCACCCCCTATGGCGAGACCACGATTACCGAGCAAGCGGTGACCACCGTTCCCACGGTGCTCGATGTCACTAACAACGTACAGCTGGATTGGGACGCACAAGACGGCGTAGTGGAGTATCGCGTCTACAAGAACAATAAACTCATCGCGCGGTTGAACAATGGCGAGACGTTCACCAACCCAGAAACGACCTACACCGACAACGGCTCGGACACGGTCGGTGGAGTCGTCCCACCGCTGACGAATACCGCACAGATCGATCAGGTCATCAACGGTCAGACCGTCTCAGGGTGGGGCCGAGAAATCATGAAGATCGGCGCGAACCCTGAAGTCCTTGAGATGTATGGCTCGGATCTGGGCTCGCCTCCCAAGCGCATCAGGCTACCAGAGAGCGTATACGGCTCAGAGGTTCTCATCCCGGGTCGCCCTGGCTGGCCATATGCAACGCCTTACATCGAGATCAACGGGATCCGCATGGGTGTCGCCTACGTGCGTGGCCCACGGCTCGAGCATCATCGGAACAACACCGTCACGCTCGCCTGGAACGGCTGCGGAGATGACGACGTGG